CCCTTTCTTCCAAACAATCTCTCCTAATTCAGACTTCCAAACTGATCGGGAAACATCCCGAAAAAGTTTGATGTATGAATTATCTTTGCCATAAATAGTTTCCAAAACTATTTGCTGCAATTCGTATGGGAAGTAATCAGTTGCCGAAGACAAATCTACAGAGTAGATTTCTCGACGGTTTCTAAGTGCTTCTTGCACGAATGGCAATGCCTTCGCTTGATCGTGGGTACAGTCCCATTCAAGTGACCGTACAAGTTGTCCTAGATCATTCTTAAGTGGTTGTGAAGCCACCTGGAATAGTCTATACGGAGAAGCAATGCTTCTCAGCTTGTAACCGGGCTCCTGAAGGAAATGAACCTCACCCGCCACCATAGGAGTATGTGATCTTTGATCATCATGGACGGAATCACAAAATCCGTACATATCGATCCCCTTGAAAACATGAGAATAAATCTCATGCCACAAGGACTTCACATGTTCCCATGTCGGATCATTGTCAGTGAGCATAAGCTCACTCAACATATGACTCGATTGTGGTTGGGATCCTTGTTTGACTGTCGGAGCTCTCTTTTGAGGAGAGCCTCTCCAGAAAATCAAGGATTGAGGTTTTCCACGAATGGTCCTTCCATGGACTGTGGCCTTTGTCACACGTACCAACTTGTGAACAAAGGAGTCCGGTAAACTTACCGGACTAGCATTGACAGCACAAAGGAATTTCTTCCTTTGGTCACCTGTTAAAGAAACAGATGTCCAATGCGTGTAAGCCATAAAGGCGTTAAGAACTTTAGAAAAGTTCTTATCGGACTTCAGGCCCCAACGCAACATGCTGCCAACAACGCCCTTGATCTCACCCTTGCGATTCCTTGCTAAAGGAGTCGTAACAGGAGATTTCGAGCGAAGCTGGATGAGTGTAAGTTTCAGAGATTTACATCTCTTAACTGTCCACTCTTCCCCGCTACACACGGTCCACCTAAGCAATAAATCCACAAAAGGATTTATTGAGTAGGTTGGAACGCCAATAACAGAGAGTCGTAACGTCAAACCCGATTGAGAACTCCATTTTGAGTTCATGATCGTGGTCCTTTCTAGGCACAAGCCTATGAGGATTCCGGTCCAATCAGGGCGTAGACGATACGCCGCTCAGGTTAGTTGGACCCCCGTATAGCCTTTAGTATGGAGGTGATAATCAAAGGTCATTGTTTAGCATCTTGAACGTGACCCTTGTTATCGTCCGATTTCGCTGGTGTCTTGGTGGAAACCAAGGCGCTACGAATCGCAGAGGTAAGGTACTCTTCCAAACGTTTTAATGAATCATCATCCAGGACGTTTGTCCCACCACGGGACTCCGGTCGTTGGAGATGGTCCTTAATTCGTTGGAGTTGAACCAATCCCTCATTGAGTTGTGACGCGCGGTAAACACCTCGCAACACAGCTTTTTCATGACGAGACATAAGGTCCTCGACAAGAGAGGCTTGAACAATTGCCATATGATCTCACCTCCTTTCTGGGCT